GCGGCAACGAGCCGCTGCACACGGTGACCGCCAAGGCGGACACCTGCATTGCTGCCGCATATGTCGCCCAGCACAACAATGACAGCCGCCGTGACGGCGGGGTCAATCCGGGCCGGCCTTTGGATGCGCCGCTTTCCACCATCACCGCTTCCGGCGCGCAACAGGGCGCGGTGGCGGCTTATTGCGCCAAGTATTTCGGCACGGGCGACGGCGCGGAGTATGGCGGTCCGTTGCATACGGTGACGACGAAAGACCGGTTCGGCCATGTCCAGGCCGCGCTCGAGGCGCCGCCCTTCACCGACGCACAGGCGGACAGGGCGCGCCAGGTGGCGGCGTTCCTGCGCAAGCACGGGTTCTGGGATGAGCGGGAATTCGTGACGCTCACGATCGGCGATGCGACCTTCGTGGTGGTCGATATCGGTATGCGCATGCTGACCCCGCGCGAACTGTTCAACGCGCAAGGCTTTCCGGCCGATTACGAGATCGATCGCGGTCCGAACGGGGAGGCCTTCACCAAATCGCAGCAGGTTTCCGCCTGCGGCAACTCCGTCTGCCCGCCCGTGGCGGCGGCGCTTGTCGCGGCCAATTGCGGGCATCTGCGGGCGGAAGCGGAACCGGTGATGATGGAGGCGGCGGAATGAGCGCGGTCATCGACGCTTTCGTTGCCGAGGCGCGCGCGATCGATCTTGCCGATTATGCGGGGCGGATCGGGCGGGTTCCGGTGCGCGGCGCGGAGTGGGTCGGGCCTTGCCCTTCAGCCGGCGGCAAGGATGGTTTTGCCGTCAACCCCGGCAAGGGCGTTTGGAACTGCCGGAAATGCGGGCAGGGCGGGCATGATGCGATATCGCTGGCCGCGCATGAGCTGGGGCACGACCTGAAGAGCCGGACGGGGTTTCTGGAGGCGTGTGCTGCGGTTCTCGACCGCGCCATACCGGATCCCGACCAGCGCGAGAGCGAGGAGGAGCGGGCGGCGCGGGAAGCGCGGATGGAGGCGGCGCGGGAGAAGGCGAAACGCCAGGCCGAGGCGCATGCCGAACAGCAGAACCGGTATCGGCAGATAGCGATCACGAAGGGGCGCGGTCTCTACTTTCATGCATCGATGGTGGCCGGATCGGCCGGGCGCGCCGTGCGGGACTATCTGCGGCTGCGCTGCGGGGCAGAGATGGATGATGCCGTGTTCGAGAATATCCGTTTCGATGACCGGCACACCTATTGGCACGACGAGGATGAATTCGGCAATCCGCTTTCCCTTCATGTCGGGCCGGCGATGATTGCGCCCTATGTCGATCTGACAGGCAGCGTGACCGGGTGCCATGAGACATGGATCGACCTTGGGAACGCGCCGAAATACCGGCCGGTGCTGGTCTGCCCGAAAGATGGCAAGCGGCTTTCCGCCAAGAAGATGCAGGGCGCGAAGAAGGGATCGGTGATACCGGTTTGCGGCGATCTTTCGGCAAGGCGGTGGGTGCTTGGTGAAGGAATCGAGAATGTCGCCGCAGTGGCCGCGCTTGAGGGTTTTCGGGCCGACACATTCTATGGCGCGGCTGGCGATATCGGCAATCTTTGCGGCCCGGCCGAGGGGCGCGAGCGGCACCCGACGCTGACCATGACCGACAAGCGCGGCCGGGTGCGGGCGGTGACCGTGCCCGGGCCGCTGCCGAAGACGGGGCTTGCGCCCGGCGAATGCCTGGACACGCCAGACCATGTCGACGACCTGGTGCTGGTCGCCGATGGCGACAGCGAGCCTTTCGAGACCGCCTTTTCCATGGCTCGGGCGGAACGGCGGTTCGAACGGCCGGGGCGGGTGGTGGCGACCGTGTGGCCACCCGAAGGGGCCGGCGACTTTTCAGAAGTGATGACGGAGGCGGATTTTGCCTGAGAACAAGAAGAAGAAGGGCGGGCTTTCGCCGGAGGCGGAGGAGGCAATTGCCAAGAGGGCGGCCGCGCGGGCGGCTTATCTGAAAAACCCGGACCCTTTGCCGGTGCTGGAGGCTGAGGAGGAGGAACCCTCCCTGAAGCTTTCGCCCGAGGAAATTCTTGAGGAATGCGCAGGCGAACCGGAAACCGACATCGGGAACGGCCGGCGCTTTGTCTGCCGCTATGGCGATCGGGCTCTTTCGGTAATCAATGTCGGCTGGCATGGATATGACGGCGCGCGGTGGAAAGAAGACCCTTCCGGTTCGATCGTTCGGGCATGGGCGCATCGCACGGCCGAATTCATCGACGACGAGGCGATCATGCTCGATTGCTCCGAAGATGAGCGAGCGGCGATCGATGCTGGGCGTCTGGCGCGGGAGCGCATGCGGGCCATGGGCAAGCCTCCGTCAACCAATGACAATGCGAGCGAGGAGCGCCTGAAGCATCTGGAGGAGCTGATTGCGGACGCTGCCGAAGCGGAGAAGGAGCGGGTGCGGCTGGGGCCGGCCAAGGCGGACTGGGTGGATGAACTTCATGAGACGCTGGCCGGGATCAAGGCGCGGATCAAGAAGGGACGGGATGCCGAGCGCGAAAAGAACAAGATGATCGACGCGACAGCCTCATGGACCGATAAGGACTATGAGGAATATGGCGCGCTGGAAAAGCACGTGGCGCGAATGCAGGCCGTGGAGGATGACAGGTCAGGACGAATGTCGTCCCGGCATAACCACGCGAAAAGCTCGTGCTCGACCAACAAGCTGAACTGCATGCTGAGCGAGGCGACGCCGTACCTTTCCAAGGAAGTCGGCGAATTCAACCGCGATCTCTATGCCATCAACTGCCGATCCGGCACACTGCGCTTCATCTGCGAGGAGATCGATGGCGCGCGGACATGGAAAGCCAGGCTTGACCGGCATGCGGCCCATGACCTGATCACAAAGCTTGCCGAGGTGACGCTTGAACGCGATGCCAGTGCGCCGGTTTTTGAACGGTTCTTCCAGCAGGTCATGCCCAATGCCGATCTGCGCGCCTATATCCAGCGCTTCATGGGTTATTGCCTTCTCGGGCAAACCAGCGAGCAATGCCTTCTGTTCTTCTATGGCGCCGGCCGCAACGGCAAATCCACATTTGTCGACCTGATGGTCGAGATCATGGGCGATTACGCCGTTTCCATGTCGATCGACAGTTTCGCGGGCGACAAGCGCCGATCTGGTGCCGAAGCGACGCCGGATCTTGCGCGGTTGCCCGGTGCGCGCCTTGTGGCGGCATCCGAGCCGGAAATGGGCGTGCAGCTTAAGGATGCCCTGATCAAGAGCCTGACGGGCGGCGAAACGATCGCGGTACGGCGGCTCAATCAGGATTTCTTCGAACTCGAGCCGCAGTTCAAGATCATTCTCTCCGGCAACCACAAGCCGGTGATCCGCGATGACAGCGACGGGATATGGCGACGGGTGAAGCTGGTGCCGTGGGACGTGCAGATACCCGAGGGCGAGGTTGACCGCGACCTGCCGCGCAAGCTGAGAGCGGAAAAGGCCGGCATCTTCGCCTGGATGGTGCGCGGCGCGCTGGACTATCTGAAACGCGGGCTTATGGAGCCGGAAGGGATATCGGCCGCGACGCGGGAATATCGCGAGGAGAACGATCCGCTCGGCGCATTCGTGCGCGGCGCTTGCATCGTGACCGGCCGGGACGAGGATACCGAGACGCCTCTGGACCTGTTCAACGCCTATCAGAAGTTCGCCAGGCGCGAAGGGCTTTCCGACTTTCGACAACCGACCTTCACAAAGCGGTTCCCCGACCAGGCACGCAAGAGCTGGGTTGGCGAGGATGGCGCGATGCACATGTTCCGAAAGGGAAAGCGCAGCGTGACGATCTATTTCGGCATCCGCGTGAAAGAGGAGTTCCGCGAGAACGGCGACCATCCGCCGCCACCCTACAGCGACGAAGACTGGCCGGGAGACCTTCCATGACGGGCAAACCCGCACCCTTTGATGATGCAGGGCGCGCATCTTCCCGCACGGGCTTCCCGCCGTCATCACGCAGAGAGACGGAAACCGGGAGGTTAGGGAGGGTGAAGCGGTGGAGGTGCGGTTTCCTTCCCTGCCAAAAGGTCTGGAAAATCAACGGGTTTGGAAGGTAGGGAAGGTAGGGAAGGTAGCCGCGATGCTACGCGTGGCGCGCGCGAGATAGAAAAGACACATGCGGCATGCGCCGCATGAACAAACACGATAGGTCGCGCGCACATGTGTAGGGTTATATTTATCCTCCCTACCTTCCCTATCCTCCCTGACTTTTAGAAAAAGGCAGTAAAAACAATGGGTGATGAAAAAGCCGCAGGGAAGGTAAGGCCTCAATTGGGGAAGCAAACATGCAAATCAGGGAAGGTAGAGCGATATGACTAGGAAGATGACGATCAGAGAGCTGCTGACCTGGGCTTTCACGGAGGAGCTTTGCAAGGCGCAGAATGAGGGCGGGCGGTTGGTGCCGGGTATGCCGAGCCCGGGCACTGTGTATGGTGATTTCGAGACGCTGGGGACGTTGATCGATCGCTCGCCGAATGCCTGGGGCGTGATCCCGACATGGTCTGAGGATGACGCGCCGCATGAGGACGCGGTGAAGCTTGGCGAGCTGGTGCGGCGGCTGGCGCGGGACGGGTTCGATATCCCTGCCGATTGGTATCCCTTCCCCGAATGGCAGGATGAGCGCGGGGTGATCCGCGCGGAAGTGGACCGTGTTCTTGAGGGCGAGCGTGCGCGGGGCGAACGGCAGACGGGGCGGCATGCCTATAACCTGATCGTCACTTGTGCAGTTTTGAAGCGCGGGCCGGACTGGCGGGTCGATCGTCCGAAGGAGCGGATGGTGATGCGGCAGGGCAAGCCGGCATGGTTCATGATGAAGCGGCAGAAGGATGCGCTTGGCCAGTATCGGTCATTCGAGACGGATGGCTATGACAGGCGGACGCATCGCCCGAAGAAGGGCGCCTATCGCAAATGGGAGCTGTCGGAGCCGTTGCGCGGCGCGATCCTCGCGCGGATCGACTGGATGGTGTGGATCGCGGCGCTGAAACTGCTGGAGCGCGAGTGCGAATACACCCTCGGTTTCGTCAACATTGCGCCGTCGCGGCTCGATCCCGCGCCGTGGGATATGCGGAGTGCGGACGAACGGCGGGCGCAAGTGATTGATAATGCTATGTAAATATCATTGCATTTTTCTCTTGATTTGCGGCAGTAAGTTGACATAGCTTGAGCACACTGAGAAAGATCAGAAATCACCCGCCAGCGGATAGCCCGCTCGGCGGGTTTCGTTTTTGCGGAATAGCCGCAGCATCACCGGACATCATGGGTCGTCTTCAGAAGCTTGCGCCGCGCATCACGTCGTCGGCGCCGCGCATCGGTTCGTCCGTTGGCGACAGTCGCTCGCACGATCGTGAGCGGGAGGCGCGGGCTCCATGGCGCAAATGGTATCGGACCGCGCGATGGGGTCGGCTTCGGCTCAAGGTCTTCGAGCGCGATCTGTTCCAGTGTCAGATGGATGGTTGCGGGCGCATCGAGGGTAACCTGTCGAAGCTCGTTTGCGACCACGTGAGGCCGCATCGCGGCGACCAGAGGCTGTTCTGGGATGATCGCAACCTGCAAACGCTCTGCAAGCCCTGCCACGACAGCCTGAAGCAGCGGCAGGAGCGGCGCGAGGGCTGACCGCTCAGGCGAGGCAGGGGGGGCAAAAAGTCTGGAGGGTCGCCCGGCCGCGAACCGGCGGCTCTCTCATTCGGAGATTTTTTTTTCGACATGACCGAGTATTTCGACCTGTTCGGCGATCCGGACACGTTTCCGTCTGGCAGGCGCGGCCGTCCGGCTCATAAGGTGACGCGGAAATCTCGTAATAAAGTCAAGATGTTACTTGCTCTTGGCTGGTCGAATGACAGGATTGCAAACGCGATCGATTGTTCATTGCCGACGCTGAAAAAGTATTATTTTTCAGAACTTAAGCAGCGAACCAGCCAGCGCGATCGTCTCGAAGCCTGGAAGTTCGAGAAGCTTTTCGAACAGGCGGAAAAAGGGAATGTCGGCGCGATGCGTGAACTTGACAAGGCGATCGAGAAGAACGACCGCATGCTGGCAGCGAAAGTCATTCGCGATGCGCAGGGCGACGAGGATGCGCCGGTTCCGGCAGAGAAGATCGGGAAGAAGGAAAAGGCCCGCCGTGAAGCCGCGCAGATTGTGGCGACCAGCGACGGCGAGGATGGCTGGGGCGGCCTTCTGAAGCCGGGATATAAGCACTGATGTCGACGATGGTAGACCGTTCCACCGCGAAAACGTGGTCGACGGCTGTTCTCGACTGGGAAAAGCGGCTTCTGGCACAGGAATCTCTGATACCGGATCTTCCGCTTTTCGATGAGCCTGCCGAAAAGGCGCTCAGGATTTTCAAACGCCTCAAGGTTCCGGACCTCGTCGGAACGCCAACGTTCGGGGAGGTCTGCGAGGAGTGGGTGTTTGACCTTGTCCGCGTGATTTTCGGCTCCTACGATCCGGAGAAACGGCGTCGGATGATCCGCGAATTCTTCGTGTTGATCCCGAAGAAGAACGGAAAATCAGCCATAGCCGCCGGCATTATCGTGACGGCCGCTATCCTGAATGAGCGACCGGAAGCGGAACTGATCCTGATCGCGCCGACGCAGAGGATTGCCGGCATCGCCTTCAAAACGGCGCTCGGCATCATCCGTCTCGACAGCACGCTGACGAAACTCTTCAAGCCTCAGAGCCATCTGAAGCAGATCACCCATCACGACACGCTTGCGGTGATCATGATCCTTTCGGCCGATGGCGATGTCATCACAGGTTCAAAGGGCACCTTCATCCTGGTCGATGAAACCCATGTTCTTGGCAGTAAGGCCAAAGCTGGAGAAATATTCGTCGAGCTTCGCGGCGGCCTGGCATCGCGAGACGAGGGGTTTCTTCTGCAAATCACGACGCAGTCGAAGACGCCGCCGACAGGACAGTTCGAGCGAGAGCTGCAGCAGGCGCGCGACGTTCGCGACGGCAAGCTCGACCTGCCGTTGCTCGCAGTTCTTTACGAGCTTCCGAAGAAACTGCAGGAAGACGAGACCTGGAAAGACGAAAGCGTCTGGCCGCTGGTCAACCCGAACCTCGATCGGTCGGTTTCGCTCGAATATCTGCGCGATGAAATGCGCAAGGCCGAGCGCGAGGGCGCCGATGCCATGGCGTTGTTCGCATCGCAGCACCTCAATGTGCAGGTCGGCGTCGGTCTCGGGACCGGGGCTTGGGCCGGCGCTGAATACTGGCTGCAGGCGAAGCGTGACATCTCGCTTGATGACATCATCGAAACTTCCGACGTTTGTGTTGTCGGCGTTGATGGCGGCGGCCTCGACGACCTTCTCGGTCTCGCCGTCCTCGGTCGTCACGCCGAAAGCAAGGTCTGGCAGCACTGGGGCAAGGCCTGGGCGGACAGGGATGTCCTGAAGCTGCGCAAGAGCATTGCGCCCGAGTTGCAAAAGCTTGTCGATGCCGGCGAACTGACGCTGGTCGACAACCTCGAGGAAGAGGCGAACACCGAGATCGTCGATATTTGCGTTCAGCTTCGCGAGGCCGGAAAGCTTCCGGAGCAGCGCGCGATCGGCATGGACCCCGAGGGCGTTGCCAGCATCATCGACGCGCTGATCGATGCCGGTTTCGAGATCGACGATATCGAAGCCGTCTCGCAGGGCTATCGCCTGAACGCGGCGATCAAATCCGTGCCGGTCAAGCTGAAAAACAGGTCATTCGTTCATTGCGGCCAGCGGATCATGACGTTTTGCGTCGGAAACGCCAAGGTCGAAAAGCGCGGCAATGCCGTGATCGTCACCAAAGCGCAGAGCGGTACGGCGAAGATCGATCCGCTCATGGCGCTGTTCAATACCGTCATGATCATGAGCCGCAATCCCGTCGCGTCGGCAAACGGCAAATCTTTCTGGGAAGACGATAATGAAGCTGCCTAATCCGCTGCGTCGACTGTTCGGAGCGGAAAAGAAAATGACGTCGCTCGATCTTTTCCGCGAGGTCTATGGCGGAAGGGCTTCGAAGGCCGGTGTCAAGGTCAATGTCGAAACCGCCATGGGCGTGACGACCGCTCTGGCCTGCGGCCGGGTTATCGCCGATGGCATCGCACAGGTCCCGTTCAGGCTCTATCGTGAGACGGAGGCAGGCAAGGAAAAAGCAATCGATCATCCTCTGTATCGACTGCTTTACCGTCGACCGAACAATTGGCAGAGCGCGTTCGAGTTTCGGGAAACCCTTGCCCTTCATCTGGTTTTCACCGGTAACGCGTTTGTCTTCGTGAACCGTGTCGGTCGCGACCGCAAGATCCGCGAGCTCGTTCTGATCGAACCTGAAAGGGTTAAGGTCAAGAAGGATGACTTCGACCGGTTCACCTATGAGGTTTCTGCCGACAAGGGCGACACACAGGTATTTCCCGCGGAGGCGATCTGGCACCTTCGCGGACCGTCCTGGAACGGATGGCAGGGCATGGAGGTCATTAAGCTGGCGCGGGATGCTCTCGGTCTCTCCATCCAGCTTGAGCAAAACCAGGCCGAGTTCGGCAAGTCCGGCGCAAAGGTCGGCGGGCTTCTGAGCGTGAAGGACACGCTGAACAAAGAACAGTACGAGTTCCTCGCCTCATGGCTGGAGGAATACGAGATCGGCGGGAAGCGGTACAACAAGCCGATGATCCTCGATCGCGGCGCGGAATTCATGTCTACAAGCATGTCGGGCGTCGATCAGCAATTGATTGAGACCAGAAAGCATCAGGTCGAGGAGGTCTGCCGGGCATTCCGCGTCATGCCGATCATGGTCGGGTTTACGGACAAGACGGCTACCTATGCAAGCTCGGAACAGATGTTTCTCGCCCATGTCGTTCACACGCTTTCGCCCTGGTATGAGCGGATCGAGCAGAGCGCCGACAACAACCTTCTGTCTGAGGATGAAATCCGAGCCGGATACTACACCAAATTCTCTCCCAACGCTCTGATGCGTGGCGCCGCCAAAGACAGGGCTGAATATTATTCCCGCGGGCTTGGCTCCGGAGGGGTGAAGGGCTGGCTAACTCAGAACGACGTTCGCGAGATGGAAGAGATGAACCGCAGTGACGATCCCGACGCGGATCGCCTTCCGCAGCCTTCGAACGTCACGAACCCAGCAGATCAAGGAACAGGTGGGCAAAATGCATAACCGTTCAATCATCGAGACGGAATTCAAATTTTCCGATGGTGATCAGCCGGGAACCTTCGAAGGCTACGGCTCGATCTTCGGTAATGTCGACAGCCATGGCGATGTCGTCGTCAAAGGCGCCTTCCGGGATACGCTTCGCGACTGGAAGAACAAGGGAAAGCTGCCGAAGATGCTGCTGCAGCACGGCATGGGGTTTTCCAATTCCGACCTGCTGCCGATCGGCAAATGGGATCACATGGAGGAGGACGAGAAGGGCCTCTTCGTCCGCGGACATCTCTTCGGCATGCAGTCGGAGACCGGACAGCGTGTGTACGAGGCCATGAAGGCCGGCGAGCTTGATCAGATGTCGATCGGCTACAAGGCTCTGGATTTCTCCCTCGGCAAGAAGCCCAGCGAGCCATATCGCACTCTGAAAAAGGTCGACCTGTGGGAGGTGTCCGTTGTGACGTTTGCCTCCAATCAGCTTGCGAGCATCAGCTCCGTCAAGTCGGAAGCAGGCGAAATGACCATTCGTGAGATGGAACGCGCGCTGTGCAACGGGACGTTGCCTCCGCTTTCCCGGACTGAAGCCAAGGCGCTTGTCGCCGGGGGCTTCAAAACCATGAAATCCGAGCGGGATGCTCCGGACGATGGTGATGAACTGGCGGAATTCATCCGCCGCAACATCAATATCCTGAAAACTTAGGAGCATCCTCATGGATATGAGCGAAATCAAGTCCCTGATCGAGAAGCAGGGCGAGGCATTCGAGTCCTTCAAGAACTCGACCGCCATGGAACTGGTCGAGCTGAAGAAGAAGGGCGTCGTCGATCCGCTCACGGCAGAGCGCATTGAAAAGATCGAGAAGTCCCTCGACGCGGCGGTCGAGGGCAAGGCGGCGATTGAGGCTGCAATCGAGGCCGAGCGCAAGGAGCGCGAGGATTTCGAGGCCCGGATCAATCGCCACGGCATCAAGGCCGACAACGAGGACCAGGCGAAGCGCGAGCTTGAACTCAAGGAATTCAACGGCATTCTTTCGGCTCATAGCGCCGACCGCAAGCGCGGCAATTTCGACCCGCTCGATGAAGACGGCTATGTCGCCTACAAGGCCGCCCGCGAGAAGGAAATTCGTTACGGGCGCGACGCGCTTGACACCCAAGAGATCAAGGCGCTTTCCGTCGGATTTGACGCGGATGGCGGCTATTTCGTGACGCCGGATACAGGCGGCCGGATTGTCCGCAAGGTCTATGAAAGCTCGCCGATGCGTCAGGTCGCCAATGTCCAGACGATTTCCTCCGACAAGTTGGAGGGCCTCGAGGACCTGGCCGAGGCCGGCGCGAAGTATGCCGATGAAAAGGCAACCTCTGGCGACACGAAAACGCCTGATATCGGCAAGTGGGAAATCCCCGTCTTCTGGATCGACACCGAGCCGAAGGCGACCCAGCAGATACTCGATGACTCTTCGGTCGACATCGAAGCCTGGTTGACCGGCAAGGTCTCCAGTCGCTTCGCCCGGTTCGAAAACGCCGAGTTCGTGGCGGGAAAGAAGGGCAAGATCAGGGGTATGACCTCCTATCCGACGGCCGCAGACGATGGTTCGGGTGTAGACTGGGGCAAGATCGGTCATGTCGTTTCCGGCGCGAACGGTGCGTTTGCCGGATCGAACCCGGCTGACAAGATTTTCGATCTGATCGGTCTCGTGAAGAACGAATATCTGTTGGGCGCCGGTTTCATGACCGCGCGCAAGGTCATCACGACGATCCGCAAGTTCAAGGATGGCAACGGAAACTACATGTGGCAGCCGTCGCTGGTCGCCGGACAACCGGAACAGCTTGCCGGCTATCCGGTTACCCGCGCGGAGGATATGCCGAAGCTTGAGGCAGGATCCCTGTCGCTGGCTTTCGGCAATTTCTCTGAAGCCTATCAGATCGTTGACCGTCAGGGCATCCGTGTTCTGCGCGATGCTTATACCGCCAAGCCCTACGTGAAGTTCTACACCACGAAGCGGACGGGCGGCGGTGTCATCAACTTCGAAGCCATCAAGTTCATGAAGTTCAGCAACTAACTGGCTGAGCGCTCAGCCGGGCCGACCGGCCCGGCATTCTCCAATCCAGACACGTGAAGGAAAATTGCGATGCACAGCATTTCCGAAAACTTCATGACGGCGGTGGTCAAAGCCGCGATCGCGGCCGGTTCTTCCATCGATGAGAATTCGGCGATCATCGACATGGCCGATTACGAGAGCGTGATGTTCATCACCCCGATCGTCACCAGCGCTCTCACCGGGGTCGCCACACTCACGATCGAGCAGAGCGACGAAAACTCCGATACCGCAATGACGGCGATCGATGGCGCGGTCGCAACGGCAACAGCCTCGAGTAACGGCAGCCTGAACGACAAGGTTCTCAAGGTCGAAATCCGCAATCCGTCGAAACGCTACGTTCAGGCGGTGCTGACATCGGCGACCGCGAACATCGCCTATGGTCAGACCATCGCGATCCTGCGTCCGCGCCGGGTGCCGATTACGGACGGAGCCGACGTCGCAGCAGCGGCTTACGTTTCGCCTTAAGTTCTGGCCAATTTCCGGGCTGCTTGCGCGGCCCGGGTTTCATTTTCCGGGAGCATCATCGTGTATCTTACGCCGAAACGGATCGTGGAGCCTAGCGCTCGCATCCTTACGCTCGATGAGGTCAAAGCGCATCTTGCTGTTGATTTCGATGACGATGATGATCTCATTTCGGCCTATATCCTCGCTGTTGAAGAACACCTTGACGGCTATGGCGGCATCCTCGGGCGATGCCTGATCAATCAGGAATGGGAGCAGTATTTCTCGTTCTGGACCGGCGCGCGCATGATCCTGTGCTTTCCGGATGTCTCGGCTGCCAGCGTGACCTATTTTGACCAGGATAATGTGTCGCGGACCCTGTCGGCAGATCAGTACATTCTGCTGAACTCGGCGCGTGGGGCATATCTTCAGTTTCTCGACAGCTTCACCGTTCCGTCGCTCTATTGCCGCGACGATACGATCACCGTGCGGTTCACGGCCGGATACGGCGCTCAGCCGGACAGCGTGCCGGCGGAAATCAGGCAGGCGGCGAAGATGATCGTCGCGGCCTGGTACAAGGTGCGCGCGGAGGTGTCCCACGCGGCGCTTTCCGAATTGCCGGACTCTATCGCCGTTCGCGCGTTGCTGAGCAAGCGCCGGCGCATCGGCCTTTAAGGGGAAAATCATGGGTTTCAATCGAGATGAATACGGCGCCGGGCTGATGACGTTCGGGCGCAAGGGCGGCGCTATCGACGTTTCCAGCAGCGATGCCGAACTTGGGGAAAGCGTCAAGGCCGTGGTCGTTACCGCTGAGGGCACTGTCAGCTACCGCCCCTGCGGCGAGGCCGACGGGACGATCGATTTCGGCAGTCTGCCGGTCGGTTATGTGCTGCCGCATATTCCCGGCGTGATCTTTACGAGCGGGACGACTGCGGAGCTGGCGACGGTGGAGGACTGAGCGTGGTCTGGGTTGTGTTCAGCGAGCCGTATCGATGGGTTCCGCCGCAGCGGAAATCCGTCACGCTGAAGCATCAGCCCGGTATCGCGATCAATGTGACGCGTGATTGCGCGCGGGCGGCGATCCGGGCTGGCAAGGCCGAGAAGGCGGAAAAGGTCAATGGCAATACCGGAAAGTGATGGCGGCGGGCTGCGCTTCCGGCTGCATTTCCAGAAGCGCGGCGCGATCGATGATGGCTTCGGCAACGAGGTTGCTGGTCCATACGCGACCGTCTTCACTCAGCGCGCGAAGATGATTGCCCGGATGGGCACGGAAACCGTGATGGCTTCGCGGCTGCAGGGCGTCCAGCCTTATACCGTTCGCATCCGCTACAGCGCGCAGGCCGCCGCAGTGACGGCAGACTGGCGTATCGTTGACGCGCGCAATGACCGGGTGTTCGCGATCAAGGCGCCGCCGGTCAATGTCGATGGGGAAAACCGCTGGATTGAAATCCTGGCGGCCGAGGGTGAGCCCAACTAATGGCCCGTCGTTCGACGATCCTTAACCGCGCGCGGCTCCAGCGCAAGCTCGACCGGTTGCCGGCGACGGCGAAGTCGGCGATCAAGGGCGCGATGGCCGAGGCGGCCGACGATATCGTCCGGATGATGAAATCCCTCGTGCCGGAGGATAGCGGCGCGCTGAAGGAAAGCATCGGCTGGACATGGGGCAAGGATGTTCCGAAGGGCGCGGTGATCGCCGCCGTGGTGAAATCGGCGCTCGGCAATGATCTCACGATCACGGTCTATGCCGGCAGTGACGAAGCATTCTGGGCGCGGTGGGTTGAATTCGGGACCGTGAAGATGCCGGCGCAACCGTATTTCTACGTGTCCTATCGCGCGAACCGGAAGGCGGCGAAACGCAAGATCAGAAAGGCGACGCGGGACGCAGCCCGGAAGGTCGCGAAAGGCGGCTGAGATGGACGCGGGCTATGAACTCTATGTGGCGATCATCGCCAGGCTGAAGGCGGCAGCATCTGTTTCGGCGTTTGTCGGCAACCGGGTTTATGACCGGGTTCCTTCCGATCCGAAACCCTCTTCGCCGTATATCTCGATGGGGCCTAGCGATGCGACGCAGGATGATGCGGAATGCATTGCCGGTCAGGATATCGCCTTTCAGATCGATATATGGTCCTGGGGCGCTGGCGAGGCCTTCGGATCGGCGGAAGTCCGCAAGATTTCGGGCGCCGTGCGCGATGATCTGCACGAGGCTCCCATCGTGCTTTCGAACAATGCCCTGGTGATGATCGAGCATCGGGTCACCCGCGTGATGCGCGATCCCGATGGCGTCACCAACCACGCCGCCATGTCGTTTTCGGCTTTCATCGAAACCTGATCAACCGCTGCTGTCGGCAGCACAACCATGGAGATGTCCAATGGCACCCCCCGTAACAGCGCGCTTCGGAAAGATGCTCATCAAGCTCGGCGATGGCGCGACGCCGACCGAGGTTTTCGCCGCGCCCTGCGGTTTGACTTCGAAGTCCATCACCTTTTCGAAGAACCTGTCCGAGGTCGATCTCCCGGATTGCAACGATCCGGATGCCGCGACCTGGCTTGGCCGCGACGTGCAGAACCTCTCGGCCTCGGTCTCCGGCGACGGCGTCCTTCCCGCCGATGCGGTCGAGACATGGTGGAACGCCTTCAAGGCGGTAGAGTCCATCAACGTCGAAATCTCCATCGAATATTCCACCGGCACGATGCTCTGGGAAGGTGCGGTGCACCTCGAAAGCTTCGAGCCCAGCGCCGAAAAGGGTGGTCGCGTTCAGGCCTCGATCTCGATGCAGAGCGACGGCGCTCTGACCGGAACCTGGACGGCGGCGACCTGATGCGTGATGCCAGGATCGGGCAGCCCTTTGCCGATGGCGAGTATAGTTTTCGTCTTGGCTGGGGCGAGATTGTCGAGCTTCAGGAGAAGGTCGATTGCGGGCCGTTCGCACTGCTTGACCGGATCAATTCCGGACAATGGCTGGTCGGCGACCTTTCCGAAACGATCCGCCTCGGCCTGATCGGCGGCGGGCTGAAGCCGACGGATGCCAAGAAGCTTGTCGATCGCTATGTCACCGATCGCCCCCCTCTGGAAAACCTCGAGCTTGCGCGCGCCATACTGATGGCCGGGCTTGTCGGCGCGCCGGATGAAGCGCCGGGGGAGCCCGAAGCGCCAGCCGCAGAGACGCCATAGACGACCTTCCGCGCGGTAAAATCCGCGTTGGAAAAATATACGCGGCTGGCGCCGTAATGGGCTTCACCCCCCAGCAGGTCAACGCAATGTCGATGTTCCAATTTCAGGCGGCGATCGATGGATACGTCGAGGCGCACAGCTCCGATGATGGGGCCGGGAAGCTCAGCGAAAACGACGTCGACGAAATCTGGGATTGGATGCAGGACAGGATCTAGTCCCTGCTGGAATACTCTCTTCCGATCAGCATGAGCGGCAGGGCGGCGATCGCAAGAAAGGCGCCTATGCCCATCAACACCATGTCGAGCGTGCCGGGGCCATAGGCATTGCCGGTCATCCGGTAGATTCCTGTCAGGAAGATCGCCGGCCCGACAAAACAGCATACGACCCCCAAAATGCCGTGTCCGGTAAAATACTGGGTGGTTTTCATGAATTCCCTCCGTGATCAGAAAGTAGCCTCGTGCCCGCAACCGATCTTGAAAAATTGGTCGTGCAACTCTCGGCCGATGTCAAGGCCTATGAGCGCAACCTTGCCAAGGCGTCCGGCGTCACGACGCGCGAGCTGCGCAAGATCGATCGGCGCGTTGCCGAGATGGATCGCCGGCTCGCGAATTTCGGGCGCAATGCCTTTCGTGGCTTGCTGCTTTCGACAACCGCGCTCGGCTCGGCACTGTCCATCCGTGAGGTGCAGCAATATGCCGATGCCTGGACCGGCGCGAAGAACGCGCTTGCGGTCGCTGGCGTTGTCGGCCGGAACCAGGTCGAGGTGCTGGACGCGCTATATGCATCGGCGCAAAAGAATGCGACGCCGATCACGGCGCTGACAGGCCTTTTCGGAAAGGCGGCGCAGGCGAACGACAATTTGCAGCAATCGCAGGAGCGTTTGTTGCAGTTCACCGACGGCATTGCCGTCGCACTGCGGGTCGAGGGCAAGTCGGCGCAAGAGGCGTCTGGCGCGCTCACGCAGCTCGGTCAGCTTCTCGGGTCCGCGCGCGTCCAGGCTGAGGAATTCAATTCGATCAATGAGGGGGCTCGCCCGATCCTGATCGCTGTCGCCAACGGGCTCGATGCCGCCGGCGGCTCCGTCTCCAAGCTCAAACAGCTTGTCAATGAGGGCGAGGTTTCCGGCCGGCAGTTCTTCGATGCATTCATGCGCGGTTTCCCCGTGGTCGAGCGGATGGCGGCGAACGCGACGCAAACGATCGAGCAGGGATACACCAAAGTCGAAAATGCGTTCACGCGCTATATCGGACAGACGGATGAAAGCCTTAGCGCGTCGCAACGCCTTGTTGCCGGGCTCAATGCGCTTGCCGACAACTTCGACGAAGTGGCGGATGTCTCGCTGAAGCTTGCGGCCGTGCTTGCAGCCGGCCTTCTCGGTCGCGGCATCGCCGTAATGATCGCGACGCTGCCGGAAGCGGTGATCGCCGTTCGCGCGCTGACGGCCGCAATGAAGTCCGGAACCGTGGCCGCTGGTCTGTTCCGCGCCAGCCTTGGACCGATCGGCCTCATCGTTGGCATTGCTGCCGGCGCCGCTGTTGCCTTCGGTGATTTCGGCAGCGCGGTGGACGATGCCACGCAGGCTCTTGCCGACCAGGCCGGTTCGGCGGACCATGTCACCAGCATGATCGCCGACGTGCAGAAGGCGCAGGATGCCTATCGGGCGGCGATCCGGCAGACGGCGGATGCGCAGACGACCGCCACCAGCAGCATTGTGGCCGATACGAAGCGCGAATTCGAGGCCAAGAAGTCGCTGCTCGAGCTTGAACTGAAGCGGCAGCGCGCCCTTATCGCCACACAGCAGTCCGCGATCGCCGAGAAGGGCAAGGATCTTCGCGCCGATGTCGGCGGCCAGGTTTTCACCAATAACGACTACATCGCGCGAGGCTATGGCGATCGGCGGAATGGTCCCTATGTCCGTCTCCCGGACGATTTCACTGCCCTTGAGAAGACGCAGAAGGCGATCGAGCAAAGCCCGGCCTTCGATGACCTCAAGAAGCTTCGCGCTGAATTGACGCTTACGGAGATGACGGCGAACAAGCTTGATGAGGCCCTGTCCACGACCTTCGCCGATCCGGGCGGCGGTAGTGGCGGCGGATCGGATAGCGGCGGCGACGGATCGGATAAGGACAAGAAGAAGTCCGGAGGAAGGGACCGGATATCCGACTATGAGCGGTTGAAGATACGCATTGCCGAGACGACATCGGCGCTGGCCGCCGAAGCGGATGCGCAAGGCCGGCTGAACCCCTTCGTCGAGGATTATGGGTTTGCCCTGCGGAAAGCGCAGGCCGAGCACGATCTTTTGACGGCAGCGCAGAAATCCGGCCTGGAAGTCACCGACGCGTTGCGCCAGTCAGTCGCCACGCTCGCGGATGCCTATGCCACTGCATCGGTAGCGACCGATCGCGCGGCCGAGGCTAATGACAAGCTCAGGCAATCCGCCGACGATGTGCGTGCCACCTCCAAGGATGCCATGGGTGGGTTCATTTCCGACCTGGTCGCCGGCACTTCCGCTGCAGACGCGCTGGGGAACGCACTAGGTCGGATTGGCGACAGGCTGCTGGATTTGTCGCTGGATACGCTGTTCGGGACGGGGCCCGGCATTGGCGGGTTCTTCACCGCGCTTTCCGGGCTTGGCGGCGGGGTTCGGCTGGCGGCTGGCGGCCGCGTGTCAGGTCCGGGCGGGCCGCGCGGGGACAAAATTCCGGCGCAGCTTTCCGACGGGGAATATGTCGTCAATGCGCGCGCGACGCGGGACAACTTGCCGCTTCTGGAGGCGATCAACAGCGGCAAGGCCATGATGCTCGCCGCCGGCGGGCTTGCGAGCCGATATCGCATACCGTCGATGACATCGCTTCAGGCAGCGCGGAGCGGCGGCGACACGCATATCAGTCTCGGCGGGATCAGCATCGCGGTACCGGAGGGGACAAGCACGCGGGATGCGGAGGCGATCGGGCAGGCCGTTCGGCGGCAGCTCGACCAGTTTTCGCGCTATGAGCTACCGGGACGGGTGCGGCAAATTCAGCGCAATCCGAACAGGGTGGGCTGATGAAGTCGCTTGCGCAATTCTTCGACCATTTGAAACTGATGCCGATCCGCTGGGATATCCAGCGCAATGACGAACTGTCGGGAACCGGCGAGGGCGTGGTGTATCAGGCCGAGCTTGCTCCGCCGCTCTGGAAGGCTGAGGTTACGATCCAGCCGGTACGGCTGACGGAAGCGCAGGCGATCTCCGCGCTTGTGCGCGGCCTCGGCGGGGCGCTCGAGCCGTTCATGTTTCGCGATCCCTATATATGCGGCCCGCGGCTTGACCCGGCCGGGATATGGATTGTCGGATCGACGGTGACGATCGGTTCGGTGAGTGGCGGGCGCATCAGCCTTTCCGGCCTGCCGCAAATCCTCGACTACCAGGCCACTGCGAATGCGTTGTCCGAATGGCCGGAAGATGAGGCCGACCGGACGGCGGTCAGCGTTTCGGGCGTGCCCGCCGGCAATTACCAGCTCTCGGCGGGCGATAAGCTGCAGGTCAGCGTTTCGGGCGGGCGGACGTATTTCCTCGAGGTCTCGGAAGATGTGACGGCGAGCGGCAGTTCGACGCCGTTGTTCTCCGTCTTTCCGCGCCTTCCGGCCTCGGTCGTCGTGGGCAATGCCGTGACGCTTTATCGCCCGGCCTGCCCGTGCGTCGTTGTTCCCGGATCGTTTCAGGCGGGCACGGTCAGCGGCAATATCGTTTCCGGTATGGGCTTTTCGATCGTGCAGAAGCGGGGCGTGTGATGAAGAGCGTTTCGGCGGCTTTTATCGCGGCGCTTGTCGGCGCGCGGGAGGCGGGGCTTGTGGCGCGGTCGCTGGTCTATGTGACGGCGCGGGACCGGGCGAGCGGGGCCCCGGTCTCGATCGGTTTCTGGACCGGCGGCGAGGATCTGGATATCGACGTGATCGACGGTTCCAGCGGCGGGATCGTAACGCGGACCTATCTTGGCGACGTCAATCTCGATGTTCCGGAAATCCCGCGCGTTTCTGACATGACGATCCAGACGGTCGATATCGGGCTGTCGCAGATCGCGGCGACCGTGCAGCAGCTCGTGCGCGGCTGGGATGCGCGGCTTGCCTCTGTCGAGGTTCATCATCTTCTGATCGATCCGGAAACGGGACAAGCGGCGGGGCCGGCTGAGGTTGCATTTCTTGGCATTGTCGACGGCGAGCCGGTGGAAACGCCGGCGGCGGGCGAGGAGGGCGGGATCACGCTGAACCTGATCTCGGCAGCGATCGCCATGCTGGCGCGCACCAATCCGCTGAAATCCTCCTATGAGGGACAGAAGCGCCGGCAGGATGACCAATGGGGCCGGTATTCCGGCGTTGTCGAGAACTGGGATATTCCATGGGGGCGGGCCGCATGAACACGCTTATCCGCATCGATGGCTGGCGGGCGCGGTTTGATGCCGCGTGCGATGCCATGCGGCGCAAGCCGTTTGCCTGGGGCGATCACGATTGCCTTGTCGGGCTGGTCGGCGACAGCGTGGAAGCGCTGACCGGCGCCGATATCGTCTCGCCCTGGCGGGATCGCTATACGTCTGGCATCGGCGCGCTCAGGGTGTTGCGCAATGACGGGTTTGCAGATCTCGGCGACCTGGTCGCGACGATCCTGCCGGAAATCCATATCTCCCGCGCCCGCCTCGGCGATATCGCGGCCATTCCGTCCGATGACGGTTTCGGCTCCGCGCTCGGCGTCGTCAATGGCGAGCGCATCCTCGTTCTTCGACCGGAGGGTTTCGGGACGGTCGATCTCTTGAGCGCAACGCGCGCCTTCCGCGTCGGGTGACATGATCAGATTCCTATTCCTTACGCTCGTCGCCTTTCTCACGGCGGCGACGGCGGCGCATGCCGGGCCGCTGTTCGGCGCGATTGGCGCTATCGCCGGCTGGATCGGGTCTCTTGGCGTTATCGGCCAGGCGATCGTCGGCATTGGTCTGAGCGTCGGCGCGAGCCTGATCCAGCGGGCGATATCCGGCAAAGAGAAGAAGACCGAGACGCGCGACCCGGGCGTCAACCTGTCGATACAGATGGGCGACAACCAGCCGCTCACCTTCATCGCCGGCGACTACGCGACGGCCGGGCGGCGCAAATATGCGGGAACCTGGGGCGAGGTCGACGGTACGCCGAACGCCTATTTCGTCGACGTGATCGAACTCAGCAGCCTGCCGCAATCCGGGCTCAATGGCGTTTGGGTTGACGACCAGAAGGTGACGCTGCTGACCGGCGAGGCGCATGGCGAATTCGGTTTTCCGGTCGCGGAATATCGAAGCGGCGGCGCGGACTATATGTGGGTCAAGTTCTATGACGGCTCGCAGACTTCGGCGGACACCTATCTGATCGATCGCTTCGGCGGCAATGCCGACAGGCCGTTTACCTCGGCGATGATCGGGCGCGGGGTGACCTATGCGATCGTCACCTGCCGGTATGATCGCGACCTGTTTTCGAGCGCGCCGAGCATGTTGTTCGAACTGGGATCGATCCCGCTTTACGATCCGCGCAAGGATAGCACGGTCGGCGGCAGCGGATCGCATCGCTGGGACAATCCCACCACCTGGGAGTGGTCGAACAACCTGCCGGTGATCATCTATAATGTCATTCGCGGCGTCTATTACGGCGATCAGTGGATTTATGGCGGGCAGGACCTCGCTGCCTATCGCCTGCCCGTTGCCAACTGGATGACGGCCATGAACGAGGCCGATGCCTCAGTCGATGACGGCGCGGGGCCGGTTCCGGCGTTTCGCGGCGGATATGAGTTTCGCGGCGATGAACGGCCGATCGATGCGATCGAGGAGTTGCGGCTTGCCTGCAACGCGCGGCTTGCCGAGGTCGGCGGGGTGTTCAAGATCTCGGTCGGCGCGCCGGGCAGCGCGATCTATGCGTTTTCGGACGATGATATCGTCATCACCAAAGGCCAGTCATTCGCGCCGCATGGCTCGCTTGACGACACGGTCAATGCCGTCGAGGCGACCTATCCGGAGCCGGCGGAAAAGTGGACGATGAAGGACGCGCCGGCACGCTATGACAGCGCGCTGGAGGTGCTGGACGGCAATCGCCTGCCTCAGGCCGTGAGCTTCGAGGCCTGCCCCTTTGGCGGGCAGGTGCAACGGCTGATGCTGGCGATGCTGAACGATGCGCGCCGGTTCCGGACGCACCAGATATGCCTGCCGCCGGATGCCTGGCCGCTGGAGCCGAATGACGTCGTGTCATGGACCAGCGCGCGCAACGGATACGAGGACAAGAAATTCCTTGTGGTCGCGCTCGCCGCGCCGATGAGCACCAACGTCATCGTCTCGCTGAAGGAAATCGACCCGGCCGATTATGACTGGTCGGCGGCCGATGCGCTGCCGACGGCGGTGGGCTGGATCGGGCGGATCGGCGTTCCGGCGCAGATCATGACCGGCTGGACCGTGGAGCCTGCAACGCTCTATGACGCCGCCGGCAATGCCTGGCGACCGACAATCAAGGTTTCGTGGGCCGGCGGGCTGGAGGATGTCGAGCGGGTATGGGTGCAGGTTCGGCTCGCGGCCTCGGGCGATGTTGTCTTTGACAGCGACAGCACGCGCTATGCCAGCCCCTACTACGCGCTGCTGCAGCCGGTGTTCCGCCATAACACCGAATATCAGGTGCGCGGGCGCTATGTACCGATCTCGCGCCGCCCGACGGAATGGTCGGCCTGGCTTGCCGTCACGACGCCGGATGTCTCGACCGATCTCGATGTCACGCTCGATACGGTCGGCGAGGATGTGCGCAAAAGGATTGAGGAGCTTCAGGCCGGTTACGACTATCAGGATTTGCGGATCGCCGACATCGCCACATCGATCTCGTTGCAGGGCTCGGTCGGACTGCTCGACCGGTTGGAACTACGGCAGCAGACCGGTAACGCGCTTGCCCAGATCACCGAGGAGCGCCTGGTGCGCGCCACGGAAGACGAGGCGCTGGCGCAGCAGATCGTGTTTCTCGGCGCGGAGCTGGATGAGGCGACGGCGGCGATCGTCGGAGAGGCCATCGCCCGCGTCACCGCGGACGAGGCGCTTGCGGAGCAGACGACCGAGCTTGCCGCGCAGCTCAATGACAGTTTTGCCAGCGGACAGATCAAGTTTTCAGCGGCCGCCAACCAGTCCGGCGTCACCGCCCGGTTTTCGGTGCTTGTCCGCGCCGGAACGGGCGGCAGCTACATCGAAAGCGGGTTTTTCCTCGAAATCTACACCGAGGGCGGCGTGCAGAAATCGCGCTTCGCCGTCAATGCCGATCAGTTTGTCGTTCTGAACAACGGGCAGCGGCCGCTTGTCTTCGAGGGCGGGGAACTGAAGCTGAACGTTGCCAATATCGGGACCGTGAATTCCGGCCTGATCGACAGCCTGAACGGCAAGATGACCATCAACCTCAACGCCGGGAGCATCGTGATCCGATCATGAGTGGAAAGATAAAAAGTCGCGACGGTCTGATAGAAATCGACCTCGACAGGGGCGTCATCATCATCAGGTCGAGGCGCGAGATAGCTGGCGATGACGCAGACACTGATCGGCATTGACAGCCAGGGCGTGGCGTCGGTCAAGATTTCGACCGACGCCTATGATCCTGTCACCACGCCCGACACGACCTATGGCGCGTGGCTCTACAACTCCAAATTCGACCCGATCCGCTATTGGGGTGATTACACCGCGGTTGACATGGATGGCGCGCCCGCCGTGCAATATCTGCCATCCGGAACGAACCAGGGCAATTACCAACTGGCGATCACCGGCGGGACCGTGACGCGGTACTGGTTTCGAAACGCCTATTTCGCGGGGCTGCATTACACCCAGCCGGTGTTCCAGAAGAAGATCAAGACCTTCTCCGGGCGGTTTTCCGGGCGCGTCGTTCAGAGCTATCATGGCTATCAGGATCGCAGCGGCTATTTCGCCTCATCAGGGGCGTGGTCGGAGCCATGGCACACGGGCTGGAGTGTCGTTAACCCGACCTATGTCGGCTCTCCCGGCAACGGTACGTTGCTGGACCCGAACTACAACCAGAACGCCGACCCGGAAAGCAATACAGTCTTGCAGGTCTGGGACCTGCCGGGCAATGCCGATCCGATCCTCGACCCGCCGCTTTCGCCGGTATCCGGTCAGACATCGGTGATCATCAACAGTTCCACCTGCCGGGTGGCAAAGCCGGGCTATGACGCCAACACCGCGACCGAAACCCAGCTTGCCTTCGACAGCGCGGTGCTGCCGATCAAGGTGGTTGCCGCCAATGACGTCGCCGTGCCGTCCGGCGTCAGCTCCGTTTCTGTCGGGGCGATCCCGGACGATTGCCTTGTCGACGTGCATTTCTACACAGGCGGCGACATCTGGTATCCGATCTCGCCGCTTACGAGCGGCAGCTACAATCTCGGGGCGGAATACTGGATTTCGGGTGGGCAGTTGAATTTCGACAACCCCTATGGGGCCTGCCGGGCGCGGTTCATGATCTATGCCAGCAACGGGGCCGGGCCGACCTATGGCAACAATGACGTGCTGCGGCAGTTCAATGATGGTTCGCAGAATGTTGTGCAGTTCCTGCGGCCGGGTGCAAGCGCCAGCCCGAGCTTTCGCGACATCATTCTCGACAGCCGCTGGCCGGCCGTCAGGATCATCAAGCAGGGCTATATCCCGATCACGGCCGACGGCAACCAGCAATGGCCGGTGAGCTTCGATGCGGGCGGGGCCTGGCCGTTCGTCAAGTTCATGACGGTGCATGGCGGGGCGAGCACGGCGAACGAAAGCTATTCCTCGGCGGTGCGCGAGCCGTTCTCGAAGGTCCTCTACATCAACATGCCGGGCTCCGGTGGCGGGACGGCGGGCGATACCAGCTATTGCAAGCTGACCGGCTCCGAGGCGCGGTTCTACACATTCCGGGGCTCGCCGGTGCTGAGCTACTACGCCAACGCCTCCGACTATTCGGCCGGCACCCTGACGCATCGCTATGACGACAGCCCGATCCAGGGCATCCGCTATTACATTTTCGGGATACCGCAGCCATGAATTACACGACGGGCACAATCACGCTCACCAACGGCTCGGCGGCCGTTACCGGCAATGGCACGGGCTGGGCGACGGCGCTGATCGCCGGCGGCGTGATCTACCCGCAGGCCGCCGGCAATCCCCTGCCGATCGCAAGCGTCGACAGCGACACCGCGATCACGGCGGCAACCGAATGGGTCGGCGCTACCGGCACTTATGCCTATGCGCTTCAGCGGCAAGATGACGCCAACCAGGTGATCGCCAATGCGGCGGCGCTGGCGGATTATATCCAGCGGCTCGACAATGAGACGCTCTCCGCCCTGGCCGGGTTGACGCCTGCGGCTGACAAGCTGGCCTATTTCAGTGGGGCGAGCACTGCAACATTGACCACGCTGACGAGCTTCGCGCGGTCGCTGCTCGATGACGCCAACGCGAGCACAGCCTTGACGACGCTGGGCGTCTCGGCTTTCGCAAAAACCTTGCTGGACGACACCGACGCATCGGCGGCGTTGACGACGCTGGGCGTCTCGGCATTCGCAAAAACCTTGCTGGATGACATCGACGCTTCGGCGGCTCGGGAGACCTTGGGGGCTGCATCGTCAGCGGCGCTTTCGAACTACCTTCCTGTTGGTGGCACGGCGGCAAATGCGAGTGCGGTTGGTGGCGCCCCTCTTTCATCCTTGGCTAGGGCGGCGTCGGATTACATTTACGGCCCAAACGCCACGAAAGTGCTATTTCCAACGGGAAGCTCCATCTCCATGATTTATTCGAACCATGTGCGGTTCGCATGGGATGACGGCTTTTACTACAGCATCGACGGCAACAATTTTGTACTGATCAATTCATTGCCGTCCGATGCGAAATTCAAGGATGTGATCGAAGACGCCAGCGAATTCGACCTCGCGGCGCTTGCGCCGGTCAGGTGGCAGAGAAAAGAGGATATCCCGGTCGGGCTTCCAGAGGGTGATCGTCTTGGCTTCCTTGCGCAAGACCTGCTGGCGTTCGATCCAGCCCTGGTTCGGGAAACGCCCGTTCCGGACAAGTCAGGGGAAACATACCTGGCACTTGCGGATGACGCCGCCTTGCAGCTCATCGCGCATCTCTGGCGAACCGTGTGTGCTCTGAGCGATCGGGTTTCCGCGCTCGAAGCGGCGGCGGAGGCCTAGTATGGCTGAAGTCCTCGAAATCACATCCGATCCGAACGGCATCTTTTCGGCTAGCGGGCTTAGCCTCCTGGCCGATCCGGATGCGACTGCGGGAAGCTATCCGGTGAGTTATCGCGTGTTGCGAAACGGGCGCGTGCTGCTGGAACGATCGGATACAATCACCGTCAGCGCCTCGCCCTACAAGGCGGCAAATGCCGCAGGCGGGGCGGGCTGGCCCGGCGCGCTGCTGGATTTCAGCGGCGATCATTATCGCCTGACCGCCAATGCGGACATCGAAAACGCGAGCGCGGAAGCGATCTGGTATCCGGCGCCCTCTGTCGGCTTTTCAGATGTCGTCACTTTCACCCGCGCGGGTGCTGCGACCTATATCGACGCCAACGGGTTTCTTCAGGTCGCGGCGAGCGGCGCGCCGCGTTTTGACAACAGCACCGGCCGGCGCGGGCTTCTGCTGGAGCCGTCGGCAACCAATCTCTGCGTCAACAAGAACGTGTCCCTGCTTGAGGCTGGCGCGAACACCATCGTCACGCCCATGCCGGGCGAGATCGGCCCGGATGGTGTGACCGGCAATGTCTACCGGGTGCAGCTGCCCGCAGAAGGCAACACGTTCGTCCGGCTTGCTAATGTCGTGGGCGGGTCACAGACGGCGGTATCTGCCTATGTCAAGCAATACGACCCGGGCTCGCGACAGTTCGCGTTTGGCTTCGACGGGTCGGTCAACAATCTTTTCGAGGCCACGACGGACTGGGCGCGATACGAAAGCACGGGCACGGCGGG